CACGCAGCGAGGAGATCAGGGTCTTCTGCTGCTGGCGAGCCCAGTAGCCGGCGACCAGATCGGCTACGCCGCGCATCGGGTCATCGCCAGCCAGCGCAGCGGCGAGATCGTTGACGGCCCATGCCTTACCGCGCAGATGCAGGACAGCAACGTCCTGGCCGGCAGTGATAGCCTCAGGGGTAAGCGGCGCGGAATCGTCCAGCACCTCATCAGCGCCGGTCAGGTCGTTCCAGAACGGCATGTTGAGGGTGTTGCCGCCAGTCGATGCCAGGCGGTCAAGCTCCGCATCGTTGGACACGATGCCGCCCATGCGGAGCAGGGTCAGTTCTCGCGTCAGGTTCCAGACATAGGGGTTGAATACCTCGGGAACGATTACGTCCGAGATTTTGGTATCAGCCATGGGGGATTCTCCAGTAATGGCGGGTTTTTTTGGATTTCAGGGTCGGCGCAGCCGATAGGGTTGCGGTCGGCAGCGCAGCCGCCAGCACCGGGGATTTACTAGGCCGCTGCCTCGGACTTGAGGCGGGCTGCCAGTTGTGGGTTCTCACGCTGAATGCGGGCCTGCTCGGTCAGATTCAGCGAGTCTTTCTTGAATGGGTTGCTGGCGATTTGGGCGCCTTGCTTCCCGCCCTGCGAGCCAACACCTTTAGCTGTGGGCAGGAGATAGCCGTGTTCCTGGCGAATGATGCGGTCGATCCACTCCTTCTGGGTGATCGGGCCCTTCTCGCCGGTAATGATCTGGCCGTCTGCGTCGCGCATGATTGGCTGGCCGTCCTCGACCTTGAACGCCTGGCGGGCCAGCATCGTGATGATCTTGAGCTTGCCTTCGCCTTCGATGCCGAACTCGCTAGCGGCCTGGATGGCGGCGTTATCGATCATGATCTCGGACAGCTTGGCGTCACGATCCGCCAGAGCGGCTTCCAGCTCAGCGACGCGCTTTGCATTACTCTCCAATGCGGCCTTGTGCTGCGCGTTCACCTTCTCGATCTTGCGCTCGATGACCTCTTGGGTTTTACCCTCAGCGATCAGCTTCGCCTCCTCGTCATTTTCGAAGCGGCCCATGATGGCGCGAACTTGAGCAGGGTCGATGCCGTCGAACTCTTTGAGTTTGTCGGCCTGCTGCTGGCGAGCCTTGCGCTCTTCCTTCAGTTCGTCGAGGATCTGCTGCTTGTTTGTTTCAAGGCCGGCACGGTCTTGCTTGATCGCGTTGAGCAGCTGGCTGCGCTGGGCTTCATCGGTCACCGATTGAGCCAACAGTTCTTCCAAGGTCATGCGTGTCTCCTACCCCGCAGGGGATTGATGCGGCGCGGCCGCAAACGAAAAAGCCCCGCACGATGGCGAGGCTCTAGAAATTGAAAACCCGGCGCGGAGCCGGGTATGGTGTCCTGTTCTGGCGGTCTAGGCCAAAACTACGTGCTGCCCCTTCATCAGGCAGAAGGCGCACAGGAGCTGCTTTGTGCCGCCCTGTGGCTTGCCGTTCTTTACGATCATGCCGGTCTTTACCTCGACGACGCTCGAACTGCCGCACCTATGGCAGTTGAGCAGGTACGCAGCATCGGGCCGCGCCTTCTTGAGCTTTTCAGCCTTGATGCGTGGCGTTTCGTCTGTAGCGGTGCCGTCGATGACGGTAAAGCGGGGCGTGTCAGTCATTGAGCCATCATAGCCCAGCTCTCTCGAAAGCGGCAGCGTCGCGCTTTCTGAGTTCATCCAGGGTGTACTCTCGGCCGCGCGAGTCAGCGAAACGATCCACCGTGATCCCGCCGCTTCGGAACAGCTTGCCACGCTCTGCGCCGAGCACTTCGTCTTGAAACGCTGCCGGCTTGCCCTTGAGCCACTGGCCGTAGTTGATATCGCCCGCCACCTGGCCATCCATGGAAGCCTGCGTAGACGGCTCTATCTCCGACTTGCTGAGCCCGAGCGCCTCCCATGCCGAGGTAAGCACCGGAACAGTTGTGCTCCGGCAGCCCCAGTGCCGAGGCGGTCTAGGGCCGCTGCCGACCGGGAACGTTTTGCCCGAAAGAGCAGCGCAGCCTACGGTGGTGCGGCCATCCAGGGTGCTGAGCCACTGAACCTCTTTCACGATGTCGGCATTTGCCTCGTATACAGCCTGCCTGGCGTAGTTAGCCGTGTGGTTGACTGCTGTGCGCACCAATGCCTCAGCGCCGCGCCGGTCGATCTCCATCAGCCCATCGGCATACTTCAGCGCGCGAGTGCCGCGCAGCCGGCGAACCATCTGGCCGATCGTCTCGCCTTCCACGAACCCCATGCGGATTGCGTCGCGGATGCGTATCGCCTTCGCGGTCTCGATGTCCTTCAGCGCCTCTCTCAGCAGCCTGCCCTGGAATGGCCTAGCCATCGCCGCGGCATAGACCTGATTGGCCGAAACCGTGTTCAGGACCAAGGCGTCAGCCACCTTTGCAGGCAGAACGCTCTGTAGGACTCGATGCTGATAGCTCGCCTCATATCCAGCAAGCTCCAGCAGCGCCCCATCCAGCTCCTCTCCAGCGGCGCGGTATGCCTCTGCGTTAAGGCCCCGCACCTGCACTAGCATCTGATCTAGGCGCTGGACGGTGAAGGACTCTGGCGGCAGACGCTCAAGCGCCTCGGTCAGCCGGGCAAACAGATCGTCATCTACCCGGTTGAGCAGAGCCATGAAGCGCCGAACGACGCCGCCTCCATAGCGCTGCAGGTATATCTGGTGGGAGACGGCAAGATCAGCCAGCGTCTCGTTGGCGGTAGGCATCACATACCTCCGAGGCCTGGCCCCTGCTCCTGAATCAGCTCAAGCTCAGCCAACCAATCGCGCTCGGGCAGCTTTCCGGTCGAGATGTAGCGCCAGAACGAGTCATGGCTAACGATGCCGGCCTGTGCGGCGGTGAGCAGCTGCGCCGCAATCTGCGGATCAACGCCAGCGGCGGAGAAGTCTGGCTTCACGGCAAAGCGCAGGTCACCACTAGTGGCGACGATCTCAGCCGCATAGCGCAGGCACTGCTCGATAGCCTCAGCGACGGTGATGACGATGGTATAGAGCGTGCTGTGCTGGTCGTTCTGGCGGGCTTTGCGGGCCTCGCCTGATTCCTGGCTACCAACATCAACAACGCGCGCCCCAGCCTCAAGGGCGGCATTTCGCTGCTGCTCCATCAGGCGCTCATTGATCTCGCTGCCGCCCCCGCTCGGCTCCAGATAGAACGCATTGCCGCCAGTGGGAAGGCACCAAGCAGCGGACGGGCCAGTGACGCGCAGGTCTTGATCGTCATCCAGCCCCACCACAACCGGCTGCGCATGGCACGTTGCATGGGCATTACTGAACAGGTCGGCGCTGAGTTGGTAGCTCTTGAGCGCGGCCTTTGCCATCGTCAGCAGCGGGATCTCGTCAACGCTGACGGCATTGTCGGTCGAACCGGCAATCACCATCGGGATGTAGCGGATAGCGCCGGCTACGCCACGAGCGGACTGCGGCTCTTCAATGGCAGCCCCTTTGTCGTCGAACAGCTGCGAGGTATACGCGCCGTCTTCCAGGCTCAGCACGCGGTAGACGGTATCGGTTTCATGGGCGAACCGGTCCTCGCCTTTGCGCCGATCCTCCTGCAGCACAGCGAGCGCGAGATCCTGCCGGCCACGCTGGTCGCTGAGCCCCCAATTGATGAGGCTTAGCGCAGGATAGAGCGTGATGTAAGGGGCGCCATCTGCGTCAACATCCACGAGCAGGCCAGCACGCCCGAACAGGATCACATCGCGGCAGGCGCGCATGAACAACTGGCGCAGGCCGAAACCATCAGCGGTCGCGTCATCCTCCATCCGAGCAATACCGGCCGGCAGCGTGATCTCAGGCTGCAGGCGGGAAACCATGCCGACCATGCTGCGCAGCGCGTCCTTTACCCAGTGCGGGTACTGAGCGCGGAGCGTGTAGGCCTCATAGAGATAGGAGTTGGCCGGGTCGTCTTTCTCGGCCTCTACCATGCCAGCAGGCTTCGGCAGGTTCGCCGGGTTCGCCTTTACGGCTGATTCGCCTTCTACCGCTTCGGCCATCATCAGCCAGTCGGCCAGGTGTGCCGTGTAGTCTGGATGACGGCTTGATACGGGCATTATGTGAGTCCTCGGATGCGGCGGGTGCCGGCTATCTGGTTTCTGATCGGCCACTCACGATCCACGCAGTAACCAATGGCGGTCGTGATGTGCTGATACTTGTTCTTCTGGTCTTCCTGGAATGTCGA